CATCGATGATACGATTGTCATTCTCGAAAACATCTTCCGTCACTTCGAGAAGAAACAGGAGAGCTTCCTCAGCGCCGCCCATTCTGCTGTAACGGAGATGCTTCCCGCGATTGTCGGATCGAGCGCGAGTACAATCGTGATCCATATTCCATTCGCCTTTCTTTCAGGCGTGGCGGGAGCGTTTTTCAAGTCGCTCTCGTTGACGATGATCTTTGCCCTTCTGGTATCCTTCGGCGCCTCACTGATACTCGCGCCCCTCTTTGCGTCAAGATTCAGGATGCCCCGGGCTGAACCCCGGATATCTCCGCCTCCAGCGGGCGAAAAGGTCGCACTCACACGATACCAGCGCGCCCTCGCTATTCTGCTCAGAAAGAAGCTCCTGATTGTTCCGATAACGCTTATCCTCCTTGCAGGCGGCATCTACCTCTACACGCTCCTCGGGAGCAGCTTTATGCCTGAGATGGACGAAGGGGCATTTGTGCTTGATTACTGGACGCCGCCTGGATCGTCGCTCAACGAGACCAACCGGATCATGCTGGAAGTCGAGAAGCTGATTACGGAAACTCCTGAGGTCGAATCGTATTCGCGCCGGACGGGGACCGAGCTCGGATTCTTCCTGACTGAACCGAATACCGGCGACGCCCTGATCAAACTGAAGAAAGTCCGGAAACGGTCGGCTGATGAAGTCATGGACGATCTGCGGTCGAGAATTGAGGCTTCCCACCCGTCGCTCAGGATCGAATTCGGGGAAGCCATCCAGGACATGGTGGGAGATCTGACAAATGTTCCCTCGCCTATCGAAATAAAGGTATTCGGCGCAGACAAGATGCTCATCGAGAAGACGGCCAGGGAAATCGCTTCGATCATCTCCGACGTGCCGGGAGTTGTCGATGTCTTCAACGGCATTACGGTGAGCGGGCCGGCTTTGATCATCGTCCCTGATGCTGCGGCAGTCGGCCGGGCCGGATTGACGGTCGAAGATCTTGTTCAGGAGCTTGAAAATGACATCCGGGGGAGCGTGGCGACGGAGGTTCAACACGGCGAAAAGCTTATCGGCGTCAGGGTGCGGCTTCCGGACCGTTACCGTCAGAATCCGGAGAATCTGCGTTCCCTCCGTATCCATCCCGCCGGCGGCGGGACTGTCCTCCTCGGTTCCCTCGCGGAGGTCAGAGTCGACCCGGGCCAGACAGAGATCGTCCGGGAGAACCTGAAACCGATGGTCGCGGTCACCTCACGGATCTCGGGGCGCGATCTCGGATCCACCATCAGCGAGATTCAGAGCCGATTGAAAAAACAACTGACCATCCCGCTTGGTGTGACGCTGAGCTTCGGCGGAGTTTACCAGACCCAGCAGGAATCATTCCGGGGACTCCTCATGGTGTTGATCGCAGCGTCGTTATTCGTCTGGATTGTCCTCTTGATCGAATTTGAGTCCTTCTTCATCGCTGCCGTCATTTACCTGCTGACGCTCCTTTCCCTCTCGGGGGTTTTCCTGGGTTTGTGGCTGACGGATACCACCTTCAACGTGTCGAGCTTCGTGGGAATGATCCTGATCGTGGGAGCTGTCGCCGAAAATTGTATCTTCTTCGTTCACTTTGTGAGAAAATATCGCGACGGGGGGATGGAGATCACGGATGCACTTCTCGCCGCGGGTGGGGACCGCCTACGGCCGATCATCATGACGGCGCTCGCGACAATCCTCACTCTTCTCCCTCTCGCGCTCGGCGTGGGTGCCGGCGCCCAGATGCAGCACCCGCTCGCCATCGCAGTGATCGGCGGTTTTGCGATGTCGACGATCCTGACGCTCTTTGCCTTGCCGATGATGTTGTCGTTACGCCGGGACGGCCAGTAGTCCCGCTCTGCCCGCTTCCGGCGCGATCAATTGCATGGGAGGTGAAAAAAGAGTAAATTTGAGCTGCCTTCCAGCCAATTTTCCCGGCGCTATCGTCTAACGGTTAGGACGGAGCCCTCTCAAGGCTCAAATACGGGTTCGATTCCCGTTAGCGCTACGCTCTGCACCCAGTATGGTTTCCAATTTCTCTGCAATTGATTCAATAGCGGGCACCTTTGGTACCCTCCTGATGTAACAGCGAACCGTTTTTTTATCCGGGTTCACTTCGATCTTCTCGACCACCTTGCGGATGAGTTCCTTCTGCTCCAGCTTCGGTGCCTGATCAAACCGTGTCTCGAAATCACCCAAGAAGGCCGAAACTGACCTTCGGATTGCTTCTATCTCCACTTCGGAAACCGACGTGGCAGTGAAGTTGGCCTTCTCAATTTTCAGTTTCTTGAGCTCTTCTTCAAGCTCTCTCACCCGGCCTACAATACTATCCGTGACTGATCCCTTCTCTGCCAGACCGATGAGGTTACGGATTTTCTGTTCTGTTCCCTGGATCAATTCAGTGAACAAGAGGAGCTTTGCTTCTCTTTCTGACGGATTACGACTGAATAACTCCAAGAGATTCCCCTCGATCTGCCGCAACATCTCCGGCTCAAGGAGAAGATCTTTGACACTTTGCACCACGAATTTCTCCAATCTGTCTTTCCTGACCGAAAACCATTTACACACATTTTTCCCCTTGTTGATATTCCCCCCGCAAACGTAGTAATCGTTCCCTGTCGGCTTGTGATGTGATCCTTGAAACCTGTATCCGCAATGGGCACACTCGATGAGTCCTGTCAAAAGATATGTGCTCTTATAAAAATGCTGATTGGGCTTGCTATTAGATCGTGCGTCTAGAATTGCGTTCGCCTTCTCGAACAATTCCCGAGTGATAATCCCTGGAAAGGCATTCCGGTAAACACGCACTTCCGAATCTGGGTTTTGGATAATGGGCTTTTCTACTTCGATTCCTTGCTCTTCTGCTACAAACTTGCTGTAGGACCTCTTGTTGTATACATTATCGCCAACATATATTGGGTTCTGAACAATCGAACGGATCAACTGACTTCTCCACTTGCCGTCACGACTTGTCCGCTTACCACGAATCGGGCAGGGAATATGTTCTGAGCTCAGGGCATCCGTAATTGCCATGTATCCCATCCCATCTGCTCTCATCTGAAAGATCCTCTTAACCGTTGCCACATGGGGTGGGTCGCCGAGCTCGAAGACGACCTTTTCTTGTTTCGGCACCGAGCGGAGTCCATCACGTAACTCTTTACGATCCCCGGTTTGAAGATCGATTGCCACTCGCTTGTATCCGTATGGTGCAGTTCCTCCACGCGAATAGCACGCTTGTTGGGTCGAGAGCATTCCTCTGCGAATGGACCTCGAAAGCTTACGGGAGTATTCAGATGCCTCAGCAGATTCAACTATTTCTGTGACCAAGCTTCCTAGATCGTTTCCATTCTTCGAGTTCGAGTGAACCAGTCTAACCTTGACGCGTCGGCGAGAAAAGTGCTCCTTCCAGTAAGAGCTATCCCGCAGATTCAGCGACCGGCCCCAGCGACTCTCATCGTAGACGATACAAGAATCAAAATCAGCCCCCCGTTCGACCTCGTGGCACAATTGCCGGAATGCGGGTCTTTCGGTGAAGCTCGTTCCGCTTCGCCCCTCATCAACGAACCACCTCGCGATTTCAAATTGATTCAGAGCAGCCCACTTTTCTATTTCCTCCTTTTGCTGTGGAATGCTTGTCACACCTTGTTCATCGGTAGAGCAACGGACATACCCGACTGCCAGCTTCATCATTTTCTTCTCCATGTCAAATTGCTGATTCAGGTTGATTTGGTGGAGAAGATGGTATAAGCCCATGCTGAAGAAGCCAAACGACGGACCTCTTTGAAGAGCATTTTGATCGCATGAAATTATCGTTAACCACGAAGAAACGATAGTCTGAGAGGTTATTAATTATCTACCAATCGTTCACCCAATTTCGACGTCTAAAAGGGTGATTTCTTTTGTCTATTCGCCTGATTTCCACCTTGGTCGTTGGTGCCTCCTCATCCTGCACCTCTCGGGGATTCTCGCTTTGAAGCAGACTTGCTCTCTCGTTGAGCTTCCTTTCCAGCACATTCATGTTGGGGTTTAGGATTCTATAGGAGGCCAGTGAGTACACCTCGCAATCCAGGGCTTCATTACGTGATCGGATCTTCACCCACACCTTCGTTGGGAAGCCCCTGCTGAATTTCGTGACCTGTTTTTCAGCGGTGAGCTGTCTGAAATACTCTTCGTCGCATTTCTTGCTGAAGTGCATGTAGCCCGCTCCAAAGGTGTCGATTTGGAGTCTTGCGAAGACGAGCTCCTTGGCCGTATCAACCCCCACCGGGAAAAGAGAGACCCGGTATCTATTCCCTTTCGACGGTTTCCCGACGATGGGTCTCCCCCCTCCGGCGAACCCCTTGACGGCGTAGATGCGGTTGTGCTGACGGGGCTTCACATACTCATAAACGTTTTGTGTGAAGTGCCCCCCACTATCGATGCATGTGGCGACTACCCGGAGTTTCACGCCCGAGGTGTGGAGCCACTCCTGCTCGAGGTAGTTATCAAGTTCAGCCCATACCTCGCCTTTCGCGGGAGAACCATAGATCGCCCTGAAATCGACGAACCAGCTCTCGTCATCCTTCCCCCATCCCTTCACCAAACATTGTAGCCTATCGTCCTGGACATCGACTCCGGCTGTGAGAATGATTATTCCTTGTGGTAGATGTTCTTCATAGGCTTCGATCCTTGCGGCGAGCGTTTCATCACTGATTGAGTAGCTTTCTTCGTCCTCCCACACTTCCCCGAGGGTAGTATTGATCCACACCCTCAACGTCTCAGGTCTCTTCTTCGCTTCAAGGAAGTTTTCCACTACACTTTTCCATGTGGACCAAGGTGAGTAGAGTTCATTGATATGGAAACCAGCGTGCTTGGTAATCTCGGGGCGCTCCGCTCTCCAGACCCCCGCCTGGATCATTTTGAGCTTATCGAGTTCGGTAAGATGGGCTTTGCACTCCTCGCACTCGTAGTAGACGGACCCCGTATCGTCTTTTCCATCCGTCTTGCTCCATTTGATGCGCGCCCAGATCAGAATTTGAGAGTGATTGCACTTAGGGCATGGGACGAAGAATCTCCTTTTGTCAGATTCCTCAAAGAGAGCTTCGATCCTTGAAACGCCTTTCACCGTGGGTGAACTGTCGTGGAAGATTTTCCGATTCCAGAATGTTTGGGTCCGTTTGGCCCCGAGCTTTACAGGGTCTCCTTCAGTGCCTGCCGAAGGGGGAAAACGGTCCACCTCATCGAAGAGTACCAGACGTACAGGGCGACTTGCGAGCGAAGCAGGTGAATTCGCTCCGGCGACAGTGATATGCCCACCGGCGAATGTTTTATGGAGTATTGTATTCCCAGAGTCCTTCGCTTTGGCATCAGAGACTTTCCCACGAAGTGAAGGGGTATCCCTGAGCATCGGTGCAAAGCGGTCCTTACTCCAGGCGGTGCCCATTTCGAGTGTCGGCATAATGAGTAGCATGGGAGATGGATCATGTTCGATGTAGTAACCGATGATATTGTTGACCATCTCGGTCTTCCCTACCTGGCTACTCGTCATTAGGGTGACCACCTCGACATTCGGATCGTTAAAGGCATCCATCATCCCCCTTTGGTATTCGGCTCGGCTCGTGTTCCACTGTCCGGGCTCGGCGCTGCTTTCTGGGCTTAGCTTTCGCTTTTCGTCTGCCCACTGGCTGATCGTGAAGCGAGGTGGGGGGCGGAAGCCCTCCAAGACCTTCAAGGCCACTCTCCGCTCGGCCGATATGGTGGAGGTCGGGATTACTGAGCTCACTTAGTACCTCGTGGATCGCGGCATCGATCCGCTCCTTGATCTCGGGAATGCTTTGGCTTGTGGCAACTTGTGGTGCGAGACGGGTAGATAGGCCAAGGAGACGTTGCCGGATCGTCGTGACAATTTCACCCCACTCTTGAGAAGCCTTCTTGGACTGGATAAGATCGCCGGATGATTTCCTAAATAGGAGCTCTGCCAAATCTGCCTGGGACTTGGTAAGGCGGGTTCTCTCCTCCGTGAGGGAGAGTTCGCCGCTCCCGGCGAGCAATCTCTTGAGGTAGTCGATATAGGCGTGAACGCAAGCGATGGGGTCGTAGACTCCCTTCGAGGGTCGTGGAAGGATCCCATCCTTGACGAGCTGTTGGACCCTCCGCTCGGTGAGCTTGAGTAGCTGAGCGATCGCAGCAACGGGGTACTGTTGGGGAGGCATTTCAGTTTCAAGATTTCAAAGGAGAGTCGAGCGCAACGGTCGGTGTCGATCCGCCCTTTTCCCGCTGGACGCGGGACGTGTCGCCGGTTTCACTTGTTGCGCGTATAGGTTTGGGCTTCGGGTATGGCTGAAGGCTCTTATCAAACCTCGCTCTTAGGCCCTCATCGAAAACCCAGAAGTACTTCTCTTTTCCGAGTGTTCTCACCTGGCTCGCCTCAGGATCGATGTGTTCCCTGAGCCATTTAAGTGATTGTATCCATCCGCGCGCTCCCACACTTCTGGGATGCATTTTCTTTCCGTGAACAAGGAATGCACATTGCTCGCCGTCCTGGACATGACCGACGTAGAGCCAATTGCTGGCTTGATAGATGATCCCAAAATGTCCTTGGTCTGAATCTGCATAACTGACGATAATTCTCACCCCGGGACTCTGCTTCTTGAGCATTTTAAGAGAAATGGCGACTATGCGAGAGGCTGGCGTGTGATGACCTTTATTCAATGCCACGCGAGTGAGTTCACAGACCTCCGTTTGGTTCAGGGAGAGCGATTTGGCGAGATTCCTATTCGCGCCATAGGAGTAGATCACACACCCGCAGAAAGCTCCATCTTCCCACACCCCTATCTTTACGAGCTTACCTGCTGGAAGCTGCCGGCTATAGTGCCAGTGAGTCACGGCGTAGCGAGCAGCATCGTGCGAGCAGAAATCGAGCTTAAGCGGTGGTAAATACTTTTCCACAATTCGGACATGTAATGGGGTTCTTTTGGTCCAATCGGGGCTGTTCATCGGATGGAATAGGGTTAAAGTCGGGGATCTCGAGGCCCAGCTCCCTAAATTCATCCTGGCTAAAACCGAAGCTCAACAATTCTGCGAGATCGAAGTTCTCCTTGAGGGTTTCGAGGTTCCATTCGCCGACGTTCTTATTACTCCTAATGCAGTATTCCCGCACTTCAGCATCTGAAAGCATC